TATGGATTTCCTATTAATGAAGCAGGTACTTCTGAAACACAGCTTGCTATTTCTTCTTTTCATTTAGAGGCATTACTTTCTCCTAAAGATATAATCCTAGATAGATGTTATTTAGATCTTGTAGTATATTCAAATAATATGGAGAACTTATCTGATAGCGCTTATAACTATATACTAGATACTTGGTTAAGAGTATTAGATCAATATACTCACTTTATTTATTTCCCTATTGAGTTTGCATCAGTAGACGATGGAGTAAGAAGCGTAAACGAGGAATGGAGAGCTAAAATAGATGCTGAATTCAAACATCACTTAATAGCAATAAAAAACTTAGGAGAAGATTACCTAACAGTATCAGGAAGTCCTAAACAAAGAGTTGAACAAATTTTAAATTATATAAAATAATATGGCAGAATTAAATCAAGAAGAAGTAGTAAAGATTGCCGGAAAGCATCTTGGCAAAGTAGGAGGAGAAGGGTATAAGGATACTTACGATCCAAGCCTATTGGTAGAAATTCCACGTTACTTAAATAGAGAAGCATACGGAATAGATGACAACAATCTTCCCTTTGTTGGAGGAGATGTTTGGAATGCATACGAAGTATCAGCAATCACTACAAAAGGACTTCCAGTAGTTGGGATGTTAAAGATCTGGTATCCAGCGGATTCAAAACTACACGTAGAGTCTAAATCCATCAAGTTGTACTTGAATTCCTTTAACATGACTGCAATGGGAGATACCTCAGCAGAGTGTATTGCAATCTTAAAAGATAGAGTAAGAAAGGACTTATCTGATTTGCTTCAAACAAAAGTAGAAGTTCAAATGTACACTTCTGACTTTACACCGACCTATTCTTTTAAAGGGTATGCTGAATTAGGAGCAATGGTTGATCTAGACAACGTTGAGTTTACCTCCTACCATTCAGATGCTTCACAATTAGCAACAGAAGAAGTAGATACTGATTTTGAAATTGGAGTAATTAAACTACAGTCAAATCTGTTAAGATCAAATTGTAGAGTAACAAATCAACCAGACTGGGGTGATGTGTTTATCCACATTAAGCCAAAAGTAGGAGTTGTTCCTGATTTAGAATCGTTAGCAAAGTATATTGTAAGTCACAGACAAGTAAGCCACTTTCACGAAGAGATCTGTGAAATGATCTACATGCACTTAAAAGAAGCTTACAGTCCAGAAGAATTAATGGTAGCTTGTCTATACACTCGTAGAGGAGGATTAGATATTAATCCAATTAGAGCTTCACATAAAGAATTAATACCTGGATTCTTTACAGACATTAATTGTCGAATGGCAAAAACATTACGTCAATAATGAGTATGATACGAGAATCTTTTCAAGAGAGACTAGCTAAAGGCCAGAAAGGAGAAGTTTCTGCTATCTCTCTCTTGGAGCAGATCACAGAAGTCAGAGATATGACAGAGTATGAGGAGTTTAAAGCCTACCAGCAGAAAGGATTTGATATAGAGTTCTTAAACAGGAAAACAGGAGCTTGGGATAGAGCAGATATTAAATCAAACGTTACTGAAAATGGTTTTGGCTTTTTAGAGACAACTGCAGAGAACGGTAAGTTGGGATGGTTCTATACAACCAAGGCAGACTGTATACTACTACACAGTAGACATACAAATCAGATATACTACTTCAACGTTACTGAAATGAGAAATTATATTAAACGTAGAGTAGAAGATCTAAAAACACTTCAGATACGTACAGTAGGTAATGGAGGTAAAGGAGTATGGTTACCTGTAGAAAAAAATCATCTTATATCAGAAATAACATTACCGCAAAAGTAATGGAACAACCAAGAACTATACATCAAATGCAATTTAGATTAATTGCAAAGAGAGAAGCTCCAGGAGATAGGTGGAGACTAGTGGACGACAATCACAAACCTTATGGAGACATTATAGAGGGGTTAGTTGAGACTTTATCAGCATACATGAGGCAGACTGGACACAAAGAAGGTTATCGATTAGAACCTTTAAAAGGTTTGTTATTTGCAATCGAATGGCGTGATCCTGAACCACCGAAAACATTTGACCTATACGGAGAATTTTAATTAAAAAGAGTTGCTTAATTGCAACTCTTTTCATATATTTATAAGATATAAATAAGTTATGCAAATAGAAAAAAAGTACTACACCGTCGATACTATAGACAAAATTAACTTACTGATTGAACATATTAATCAATCAGATACAATTGCATACGATACTGAAACCAATAGCTTAAATCCAAGAAAAGGACAAATCGTAGGATGGTCCTGCTCAGGAGGTGAAGGAATAGGATTCTATCTACCAACACAGAAATGGAATCCACAACAAGAACAATTAGAGGAATGCATCATCGGTGGGAAAGGGGCACACGCCATTACTAAGAAGCTACTCCCAATGCTGAAGGGAAAAAAGCTAGTAATGCACAATGCCTCTTTCGACTGCCGTTTTACCAAAAATTACTACGGAGTAGATTTATTAGAGGATCTTTGGGTAGATACGGCATTACTTGTTCATACAGTACAGGAAGAAGGAGCTGGTATGGGTGTGTTTGGACTTAAGCCTTTAGCAATCTCCATCCAGGAACACATTGGGTTAGATGTACAAGAAGCGGCTAACAAAGAGCAGATTGAACTAAAAGAATCAATCAAAGCTAATGGTGGTTCAATTACAAAAGACAACTATGAAATCTATAAAGCAGATATGGAAATTCTATCCAAGTATGCTGCTGCTGATACGGATTTAACTCTTAGGGTTTGTAATCACTTTCTAAAAGTACTTAAAGAAGAAAACCTAGAACAGTTCTTTTTTGAAGATGAAGTTATGCCTTTATATAGAGAGGTAACTATACCTATGGAAGAGCTAGGTGTTGATTTAGATCTCCCTCTACTTCATAAGATGAAAGAGGAGATAACAGCAGACCTAGAAAAGAATAAAGACATAGTTATGAAAAGCATATTAGCTATCCCAGAAGCAAAGGAGTGGGTAGTTGATACAGCATTATATACTTATCCTCCTTCACATAAAGGTAATTGGGCACAGAATTTAGTTGCACTACATTCACTACCTTTACCCCGAAGTGAAAAGTCAGGAAAGTATTCTTTAGCTAAAAAGGATATTGAGAACTTAGACGACAGTAACATAAAACAATTCTTACAGACAGGAGATCTAAAACTACTAGACGAAATGGAAGTAGTTAGAATCTCTATGTCAATGTGGAAAGGTGATAACGATGGTGACTACCTAAACATTCAATCCAAAAAACACTTAGGTGAGATTGCTTTCAAGTATATGGGAATCAAACCTCTTACTCAAACCAAAAAAGGACAGGATCAATTTGATATGGATATGTTAGAGGAATTAGCTAAGACGTATGAATGGGCTGAGAATTTACGTATCTACAATAAGCTTTTAAAAATTAAATCAACTTATATAGATAGGTTCATTGATAATGAGGAGGACGGTAAATACTACTTCTACTTTAAACAAAACGGTACAGTATCAGGGCGATACGGTTCAGATGCCCAGCAATTACCAAAACCAAAAGAAGAAGGAGAGGATGCAGAAATAATTGTATACTATACAAATATGGTTAGAGCTTTTCTTACCTCAGGACCAGGTAGAAAGATTATTGATGCCGATTACGAATCATTGGAACCTCACTGCTTTGCTTCAGTAGCTGGTGATATTGCCCTACAGGAGATCTTCAACAAGGGTTGGGATTTTTACTCTACAGTTGCAATTAAGACCGAAAAGTTAGAACAAGATACAAAACGATTCCCTAATGGAGTATCGCCAGATAAAAAAGCACCTAACTATTTGAAGAACTTAGATGCACCTGCTAGAAATAAAGCTAAGGCTTACTCACTTGGAATTGCATACGGAATGGAAGCATATGCTTTAGCTAAGACTTTAGATATCTCACAAAAGGATGCTGAGAAGCTTGTGGAAGGGTACTTAGATGGATTCCCGCAGTTAAAGGAATGGAGAGTAGCATCTAGGGAGCAAGTAAAGAAGCACGGCTTTATTCAAAATAAAGTAGGACGTATTCGTCATTTACCTAAAGTAAAGAAGATCTTTGAGAAGTATGGAGATCAAATAATGGACTGGAAATTCAGAAAAGAACTTGATACTAGATACGGTAAAGAAGCTACAATGCAGATGTACAGAGATTATCGAAATGGATTAAATAACTGCTTGAATTACCAGCTACAGTCACTAGCAGCAGCGGTAGTAAACCGAGCTGCTGTACAGATTAACAGAAAACTGAAAGAGTTAGGAGTAGACGGTAGGGTACAAGCACAAGTTCATGACCAGTTAATCATTAACGTACCAGAAGATAAAGCATATGAATTAGCTGCTATCATTCAACATATCATGGAAGTAACCACACAACTAGAAGGAGTTACATTAAAAGCACCACCAGAAATATCAGTCAATTGGAGAGACGGACATTAATAAAATCCTGCCATATTTATTAAATATTAACATACAGTAAATTAAAATAAGATCATGGCATCATCAGCAGCATTTTATACAGGAAGTTTTAACTTTAGTACCGAAGGAGGTTTCGGAGGATTTATAGCCACACAACAAACCGTAATAGATGCAGTAGCTTGGGGAACAGTATCCGGAAGCGCAGCAGTAGTGCAAAATCCAAAACTAACAGTAGCAGCAGGAGTAAATCTTCCTGTTAATTTTACAGCACTTATAGGAACAGGTTCCATTGTAGCTTACAAATAGTTGCATTATCAAAAGAAGTTTCGTATATTATTAAAATAAGTTATTAATTAAATTAAGTTTATGACAAAAGTGTTACAACCACAGAACGATCGAGTTCTGATCAAACCTGTTGAATCAGGTGAAGAAATGTACGGATCAATCATTATTCCGGACATGGGAAAAGAAAAACCCGAAATGGGAGAAGTTATTGCAGTAGGTCCAGGACGCCAGTCAGAATTTGGACAATTTATTCAAGTAAATGCTAGAGTGGGTGACATTGTATTAGTTCCCAAGATCGGTTCAATGAGAATTGATTTTGAAGGACAAGAATACTTTATCACACCAGACCGAGAAATTTTAGCAACAGTTGTAGAATCACAAAATTAATTATGGAAAAGAAAATCAGTTTCGGAAAAGAAGCCAGAGAGAAATTACTTTCAGGAGTAGACCAATTAGCAGATGCTGTAGTAGCAACCTTAGGGCCTTCAGGTAGAAATGTATTCATTGAAAAGCAGGGAGAGCCTATCTCAACAAAGGATGGTGTAACAGTCGCAGAAGAAGTACACTTATCCGATCCAATTGAGAATGTAGGAGCACAGGCAGTAAAGCAAGTTTCAATTAAGACAGCAAAGAAAGCTGGAGATGGAACAACAACAGCAACTTTACTTGCAAGAGAGATTTACAAACAAGGTTTAGCAGAGCTAGACAACTCAAATGCAGTAGAAGTTAAAAGAGGTATTGATATTGCAACCAAAGCAGTAGTTACTTACCTAAAGAAAGAATACTCAAAAGACATTACTGAGGAAGAGCAATTGAAACAAGTAGCCACCATTTCTGGTAACAACGACACCGAAGTAGGTAGTTTGATTGCAACAGCAATGGATAAGGTAGGTCGTGATGGAGTTATCACTATTGAGGAATCTAAAACAGGAGAAACATATCTTGAGACAGTTGAAGGTATGCAATTCAATCGAGGATACAAATCTCCATACTTCGTTACAGACAACAACACAATGACCTCAGTATTGAATGATCCTTTGATTCTTATCACAGATAAAAGAATTCAAACAATCAAAGAGTTACTTCCATTACTAGAATCAGTATCACAACAAAACAAAGCACTTCTTATCATTGCAGATGATATTGATGGGGAAGCTTTATCAACATTGGTTGTGAATAAGATGCGAGGTATCTTAAACGTAGTAGCAGTTAAGGCTCCTGAGTTTGGAGATAGAAAGAAAGCTATGTTAGAAGACATTGCAACCTTAACAGGAGGTGCAGTTGTATCAACAGAGAAAGGAATGAAGTTAGATAAATTCAATCCAGAATGGTTTGGTAAGGCACGAAAAGTAACAGTAGGTAAAGATGACACAACCATTATCGATGGTAAAGGATCAGAAGAAGCTACCACACAACGTATTGAAGAGTTGAAAGAACAAATTGACAATACAGTTTCACCTTACGAAAAAGAAATCTTACAAGACAGGCTAGCAAAACTTATCGGAGGAGTAGCAATGATTCACGTAGGAGGTCATACTGAAGTTGAAATGAAAGAGAAAAAGGATCGAGTAGACGATGCTCTTCATGCAACGAAAGCAGCTTTGGAGGAAGGTATCCTTCCAGGAGGAGGAGTAGCATTGCTCAATGCAGCATTCCATTTAAGAGAGAATCCATTAGTAGCTTCACATCCAGATCAGGAAAAAGGATTTGATATTGTGATGCGAGCAATCAGAAAACCTTTCGAACAAATCTTGCTTAACGCAGGAGAGACTCAAGAGATGATTGACGAACGTGAAGAGTACCTAATAAGTGGAGACAAATGGGTAGGGTTTAATCCAAGAGTAGGTGAATACGTTGACATGCTTAAGGAAGGAATCATTGATCCAACTAAAGTAACACGATTGGCTTTAGAGAATGCAGCATCAGTTGCAGGAACAATGCTAATCACAGAGTGTGTAATATCGAATGTAAAACAAAAAGATGAACCAAAGGGAGAAGTTAATCCTATGGACTTCATGTAATATTAATTAACTAAATAAATAAAAATGAACAAACAAGAGTTATTCGAAAAGATTGACGGGTTGTATCAAGAATTCGTTGCACAACACAACGGAACAACTAAACGATCACAAGCCAATGCACGCAAGGCAATTGGAGAGGTTAAGAAATTAATCACAGAATATAGAAAAGCCTCAACAGAGGAAGGTAAAACAAAGTAAGGACCGAGAGGGGAGGGGGCGTAAAAACTCCCTCACCGAAGGTGTCACGCGCAAATTTATTAAATTATGACAGAAATTATCGTAAAAGTATTCTTTGCATCAGGAATATTCCTATTAGCAATCTACTATGGAACACGTTTTTTAGCAGGTAAGGTCCACCCACCCCAAGAACTCCAAGAACCAAAAGAGGTAACACCACAGATCCAAGAAGATCTTCACACAGAGGTAGAGAAAGAACTATTTGATGTTGACCAAAGACAGGTAGTGGAGAAGGAACCAAAACCGGAATTCCCCATCGACAAGCCAAAGAAAAAGAGAAAGTACTACCCTAAAAAGAAACAGTAATATGTCCAATTCAGTATCAAAATACTTCGAGTTAGTTGAGAAAGAAGCCGAACTCTTGCAATCCGAACACCAAAGAGGTATCGTAAGAATTGTAGAGATTTTGCAAGGGGCCAAGAAAGCCAAAATGCGATCGGACTTGCTAAAGCAAGTGTTGAAGATATCCAAGGAAGCACCAGGTCTCTCCCCGGTTACTGTCTTTCAAATTGCAGCCGATGAGGTAAAGATAGATGAATTGTGTAATAAAGTAAACTACTAAAAATGGAACAACAACCAAGATTGAATTTAACAATTGATCAAACCCTGCCGGTAGAATGTGAGAAGTGCAGTCATACCTTTTTTGAGGAGGCCTTACATATTCGTAAGGCATCGGGTCTGTTGACAGGTACCGGACAGACAACCTATATGCCCATTCCGGTATTTGCCTGTAAGGCATGTGGTCACGTTAATACTGAATTCCTTCCCAAGGAGCTGAAAGACTTAGGGTAAACCTTACCTAAAATGTAATAGAAAGAGCCTTCGGGCTCTTTTTTTATGCCTATTTATAATAGATCTACATAAAATAGTTTCTATGAAAAATCCGTTATCCATAATTGGTTTTAAGTTAAAAAACTTAATAAAATATATTATGGCATTTAAAGACATTTTTAAAGACAACAACGACTACAATGAGAAAACTATCATTGGGTTTATCTCATTCCTAATGATGGTAATTGCAATGGCTGTTGACTTGGTAACAGGATACATGGGTAAGGAATTAGTATTAAACGAATACATCTTCAATGCATTCCTATATACAACCCTAGGATCATTTGGTATTGCAGGATTGGAAAAATTTGCTCCACAAAAGAAAAGTTCTGACTCATCTGAACAATAATATTATAGTATAGTATTATGGATGGTTTAGACAAATTTATACCTCTATTCATGAATGGAGGCTGGGTTGTCTTGCTAATTGGTGCAGCAGGAATGATTGCACGATTGGTAACGTCAAAGAACCCAGAAGAAAAAACTCTGGCACAGGCCTTGAGTAACATATTGGCAGCCATGCTGACCTCTATGATTGCTTGGTTTATGTTGGAGCAATTTGCTATACAACCTATCTATAAAGCATTGATATATGGATTGGCAGGATTAAATTCTCCTGAAATACTAGGAGGAGTTATAAAATTGAGTACAAAGTTCTCTGATGATCCATCAGGGTTTATAAGTAGTGTTAAATCAGGTAAGGTTCCTGCTACAAAAAGAAAAGCACCAGTAAGGAAGCCAAGAGTTGTTAAAAAATAAATTTTATGAAAAATAATACGTTCATGTACTTACTCACAGGGATTGTGGTTATAGTAGCATCATTTGGAGTGTATGTTGAAAAACAAATTAGAGCATCAGCCACAACTATCCTTGAGGATAGACTCAAACCAGTTCCACTTATTTCTCATAGATTTGATTACTATGGAACCACAATTCAGGATAATTTTTCAAGTAACATTGTTAATTATGAACAACTTCTAGCTAATAGATCTGAAATTCAAAAAGTAAAAAAAGAGACTGAAGAAGGATGGACTACTTACAAATCAACTTACCTAACACCTGATGAAGCAAAACTGGTACAGCATGCACAGGAAGGTATGGATGAGGTTGATGAACTAGTTGACCTTCTATTGGAAAAAGCAGTTACAGATAGAAAATATGTTGATAGTGTTCTTAAAACTGGGATACTAAACGAAAAGATAACCCCAGTACTTGATGATACAAATGCTTTGATGGACCTACAAACTGAGGTAGGTAAGCAAGAAACAGTTAAGATGATTGAACTTCTTACTAAATTCTCAAACTTTATGATAGGAGTACTTGCAATGGCATTTGTACTTGGAGGATCCTTAATATATTCTCAATTCAAAAAAGAACCACAACCAGTTAAAAGAACAACCAGAAAGGCTCCTGCTAAGAAACCTGTAGCAAGAAAACCTGCAGTTAGAAAAACAACAACTCGTAAATAATGAAAAAACTTATTATCACACTGTTACTCCTTGTATCTGCACTAGGATATTCACAACCAAGATACTATGTATGTCTAGCACCAAACATAGCCTTTGATACACCTGCTAGTGATTTTAATAATTTAATGGGAGTTAACATAGAGGTAGGTAAGTATATCAACACAACTGCATTAGGAATCACAACTGGGTACTTCTCACTAGACAGCAGAGACTTATTCTCCGAACTTATAGCAACAGTGCCAGTAGGTACTGACAGTGGGTTCTCTGTATCAGCAGGTATTGGATGGTTCTACTTTAAGAAAGACATTACAATGGAGTATGATATCAATTACGTATTCGATCTAAAAGACACACTATCTTTGATAGTAACATACAACAACCAAAGTGCATTCGGTACAACCACGTCAGCATTTTGTATTGGATTGAATAAGGATTTCTAATACTATTTATAGTAAATAAAAACGGTATAGTATGAGTTTAAAATCTTTACAAGAAAAAATCGGAGTAACAGCCGACGGGGCTTTTGGGCCAGGTACAATGAAAAAAGCAATGGAGTTTTATAAATTAACTCCAGTTAGAGCAGCACACTTCTTTGCTCAAACAGCACACGAGACAGGTGGATTCAAAGCCTTCTCAGAAAATCTTAACTATTCAGCAGATGGGTTGCAAAAAATATTTGGAAAATACTTTCCAGGTACTTTAGAAGAATCATATGCTAAAAACCCTGAAAAGATTGCCAATAGAGTTTATGCCTCTAGAATGGGTAATGGAGATGAGAAATCAGGAGATGGTTTCAAGTTCAGAGGAAGAGGAGCTCTTCAATTAACAGGAAAGGATAACTACACAGCATTTGCTCAGTACTTACAGAAGCCTGAGATTATGACACATCCCGACTTAGTTGCTACAACTTATTCATTTGAGTCAGCAATGTTCTTCTTTGATAAAAATAAGTTATGGTCAATTTGTGATCAAGGAATCAACGATGCAGCCATATTAGCTTTAACAAAAAGAATTAATGGTGGTACTCATGGTTTAGAAGATCGAAACGCTAAAACCAAAAAGTACTACGAGTACGTGAAATAAAGTATAAGATGAAAGCCAGCCTAACACTAACACTATCATTGTCAACAGTACTAGCCTTTATAGGTACATATTTTTTCAACCTAACCGCAGATAACATTGAGCAATTCCTATCAGTTGCCCTAGTTGTATTTGCAGATGGATTTTTTGGAGTGTGGGCAGGAATTAAAAGAGAAGGATTCAAAACCTATAAAGCATTAAAAGTATTAAAGACATTTGGTTTTTGGACACTAATGCTTGGTTGTATCTTATCAATTGAAAAAGGATTTCAAGGAACAAGTTGGTTAAGTGAAACAATCATGGCACCATTTATGGTATTCCAGTTGATTTCAATACTGAAGAATGCTTCGATGGTAGGAGTTGTTAAGAATGAATTACTAACTCAAATATTAGACAGATTAGATAGACACAAAGGAGATAGAGATGTTACAGAATAAACAAAACATACTACTGGTTATAATAGCGTTACTGCTTTGCTATAACTTATTCACTACAAATGGAATTAAGACTGACGTAAAAGGTTACAAAGATAGAATAGAAGCTATCCAAACCAAAGTAGACTCAGCCCAAGTAGTAAACAAACAAATCGACACTAAGATCGACTCAGTAAAAGAGAACGTGGTTGCAATTACAAAAGAAATCCACCACATAGATAATACAATAACAATCGTAAAAAATCAAACAAATGAAAAAGCTAATAGTGCTGGTAAGTTTTCTAATGTTGAGCTTGAACAGTTTTTCGCAAGTAGATACAACCAAAGTTTGTATACCTACTAAGACAGCAAGACTTGTTGCTCAAGACCTAATCCGGTATGATGGATGTAAGCAAGAGGTTGATCTACTACAACAAAAGATTATTAAGTTGGATGAGAGAGATGAACAAAAAGATACTATCATCGAACTACTAAACGATAAAGATGAGAACAACCACTACATCATCCACCAACAAGAATTACAAATAGGTCAGTACGAACATCTAGCAGATGACCTACAGAAAGAACTGAGAGGACAGAAGGTCAAATCGTTTTTATGGAAGGCAGGAACGTTTGTAGGAATACTAACATCATCGTATCTTCTTATTGCAAAATAAAAATTTAAAGCTTGTTTTCACAAGCTTTTTTTCTTATATTACAGTTATACAAATTAGTTATTATGAATCAAAGAGAAGTAATCGTCATCATGGACGAAGACAAGCCAAAGAAAGAGTTTGTTAATCACCCTCAACACTACGGAGGAAAAGATAATCCCTACGAAGCAATTAAAGTTATTGAAGCCTGGGACTTAGGTTTCTGTTTAGGAAATACTGTAAAGTATATCTCAAGAGCTGGAAAGAAGGATGATACAATCCAGGAACTTGAAAAAGCTCTATGGTATTTAAAAAGAGAAATCAAAAAACTAAAAGATGGCAAAGAAGGTTCTTAAGCAAGTAAACTTAATTAGGCTTCACGAACCACATACTATTGATTACACTATCGAGAAATCAATCTCATATAGTCAAACCCTAGCTTACAATACTTGTCCACATCAATGGGCTTTAAAGTATGTTAAAGGTTTACAGATTTACAAACCTTCAATTCATACAGTATTTGGTACAGCCTTTCACGAAACTCTACAAGAGTGGCTTACAGTTCTATATGAAGAGACTGTAAAGAAAGCCACAGAGATGGATTTGGATACACTACTACTAACTAAGATGCAAACAATCTATGCTGATGAAAAAGAAAAGTACGGTAAGCATTTCTCTACCTCTAAGGAGTTATCTGAGTTTCATAATGATGGGGTTGAAATTTTAAAGTACATTAAGAGGAAACGCTCTGTCTTCTTTGGAACCAAGTTCATTAAGCTAGTTGGAGTAGAGATTCCTCTCATCCATCAAATAGCTCACAATGTATTCTTTAAAGGGTACATCGACTTAGTTCTTTATGATGAACAGCAAGACAAGTATTTGATCCTAGACATTAAAACATCTACATCAGGATGGAACCAATACGCTAAGAAAGATGATAAGAAGCTAGCACAACTACTTCTATACAAAGAATTTCTAGCCAAACAATTCCAGATTGATATAGAGAAGGTAGATGTTAAATACTTTATCGTAAAAAGAAAAGTACCAGACGATCCAGAGTACGCTGCAATGGGTAAAAGAGTTCAAGAGTTTGTTCCACCTTCAGGTAAAATAAAAAGAGGACAAGCAACAACAGCATTAGGTAAATTTATCCAAGATGCTTTTGATGATCAAGGAAAGTA